GCCTAATACGCTCAACGGCATAACAAAGGGACCTTACGGTCCCTTTTGTTTTAGTGCTTCAAGAATCAGCGAAATCTTTTGCTGAATGATAGGGTACTGTACAGTAGAGAACAGACCCGAGTGTAGCGGCCGAGGAAATGCGCCCCACTCGCACCAACAATACGCACAGTGCTCGTTATTCAATCGCGGTACAAACTCATCATCAACTGCTACAAAGAATGTATGATATTTGAACGTGCCGTTAGTATAACACTCAAGCGGATACAACTTGAAATCATCCTGCCATGTTGAAATCTCTTCTGTACACTCACGCTTTAGTGCTTCACGTAGCACTTCACCGCGCTCAATCTTGCCGCCAGGTATGCCCCAACACTGCTCACGATCATTACGAAGCAGATATAAGACACGATTAGTCGAGGTAGAGTAGAACAATACACCGACAGCATTGATAGGTCTTTTTTTGGATTGATTCACAAGTATAAATATGGTTGCGGTTCACGGACTTCGTACATCCCAACCACTCTAACGCTATAGAGGAGCAATCAGCATGAATATTTATACTAATATTCCATATACATATAGAATAGGTTGGTCAAAAACAGGTATGAAATATTACGGCGTTCGCTATGCCAAAGACTGTCACCCATCCGATCTTTTTGTTACATACTTTACATCAAGCACATATGTTGCTGAATATATCAAAGAACATGGCTTACCTGATATAATTGAAGTAAGAAAGACGTTCTTGGGAGAAAATAGAGTTCAAAAATCATTATTATGGGAGAGTAAAGTTATTCTCAAGATGAACGCCCCAACGAGAAGTGACTATTTGAATAAGTGGGGTTATAAAGGCAACTGGGATCATGATTCTATGGTCAAACATAAAATCAATACTATATCAGCTATGAATACGGAAGAAATGAAAGAACAATGTAAAAATCATGCTACTAAGTGTTGGGAAGATGAAGAATATAGAGAGAAGCAACGCATAGCAAAATCTAGCGCGGAATATAAGCAAAAACTATCGGCTAGTATTGCAGAGGGAATGGCAAATAGTCAAAATGTGGCTAGAGGTAAAAATCACTACAGATATGATCAGAATGTGTACTCATTTATTCATGAAACTGGTATCATAGAACATCTAACAAAAAATGAAATGATAGCAAAATATTCTCTTAGTGACTCCCATCTTCCTTCTCTAGCTAACGGAAAGCTAAAGAGTCATAAGGGTTGGAAAATGTTACGGGATACTAAATTATAATTCTCCACGAGCCCTGGCTATAGTACCCTTCCACGCACTTGCGCCATGTGCCGTTATTCCAGCGATATTGAATGCCCGTAGTATTGTTTGTAACATAGTGAACAGTAGTGTTAGTATTATTGTCGAATGAAACGAACCAAGCGTTACCGTCAACACGAAGACTAGTCGCATTTACTAAACCCGCTATCAACGCAGTGTTGATAGTGATAGTATTGCTATTATAGTCAACAGCAGTTACAGTACCTAGTAATCCGTTAGTAGCAACATCACGAATAGTGTAACCAGACACCATTCTACTTGCGTCTTGTAGCACGATACTCGTAGTGCCGTTTGCTTGAGTACCAGCAACAGTAACATTGAAAGTAATAGCGCCGAACTCAATGATATCATTAGCACGAGCACCGTCAGTCAATCCTGGCCAAACAGCCGGCTCAACTGCGCTTTCTTCACGCTGACGAGGTAGAGGTTCAATCAATAAGTAACGCTGACCAGCAGTTACAGCAGGCAGATCATTGCCAGGATAGCGTTGATGCGGGTCGATAATCATATCAACGGGATCAAGTGTATCTGAAGGCAATGTATCAGTGTCGATTGTGTATGTAATCAAGCGGTCATCAGTAGTGTCATAGTCGATAGTACCGATGATTTCAGTTTCCATCCACTCATTCTCAAGCGCAATCTGCGAAACACCCGGGCGCATCTTGCCGTAAGCGTTTAGAATACTGTGCCAGTAAACTTCAGTGTTAGGGCCGACCGTCGCACTCTCAAACTGCGTATTGTCGTCGATAGGTAATGAAGCCGGTAGAATCTGTAGTTTGTTGCCCACTAATAACAACTGATAACCGTACGGTGTAATCTTTTGACGAGTGCCTAACAGTAACTCATCATCTTTCATATCAATGAGAGCACTACCCTTGTAGATACTTGCGATAACTTTCTGAATCAAGCCCAACTTGCTGACCTTGATCGGACTAGAAATCCAGATCGGCATGTAAAACTTCCAAGATGTGATATCAATAGGGTTGCCAGTACCTTGAGGCACACTACGACTAGTCCAGTTCAAGCCATCTTGATACACAACACTCAAACTTGTCCAGTCTAAGTAGTTGTCAGTGCTTTGAATTTCTAAACTAGGGTTGAAAAGAGAGCCTAACTGTTCGAAAATCTCAAACTTCTGCTGGCTACTGCTTGTCCAGATATCAACAGTCACTCGCATAGTGTAGGGCACCGGCATAGGGCGCTCAACAGTGAACGCATTGCCCTGTACAGTCTCATATTGACCCGTATCACGATTGAAAGAACGCTGACGAATAGTGCTTTTGTCGATGTAGTACGGCTCTTGTGTGCGGCGCTGATCATACTCCATGCCGGACACATAATAACTAATCATGGGCACCGTAGGCATAGTAGACGCACTGTTTTGATTCAGCACTGCGGCTGCTTGACGACTCATATCGCCGTACATAACCGGCACACGACGAAGAATAGGGTTGCCCTTCTGATCGCTGCCGAACTGCACGTCTAACAGAGAGAAAATAGTGCCGAACTGAGTCAAAAATTTGCGACACTGCGAATCATAGAAATAATCCATGTAATATTGTCCTTGAGATACTTTATTTATCGTGCTATCTGCCGACGACTAAGTAAGAGACTATGTATATTACCCTAACAAACGCTAGTCCAGCTTTCAAAGGACAAAAAGTAGCCATCGACTCTAAGGTCGTTATCTCTGTTTTCGCTAATGAGGTCACTCGTGAAGACGAAACTAAAGAAGAAGTCACGTTTATCTTCTGCCCACCTCACGGTACCTGGGAAGTAAGCGAGACAGTCGAAGAAGTCGTAGCTCAACTAAATCAACAGTAATTACTGCTTTAGGGCGTTTGAAAGACCCTGGCGACTTGGGATAGTAGAACCATCTGCTAGAGTCACAGTACCAGTGTTGTTGATAAAGTTGCTCTTCTGGTTAGTGCCCTCACTAGCAAAGCCTGGAGCAACTCTGACCTTTTCGCTAATCTTGATCCATAGCTGACCGTCCCAACGATACAGTTGTTGAGGCGCATAGTCAGTGCGCAAGAAAAAGTCACCAACTTTAGGTGCTACTGGGAACTCAATACCGCTGCCTGCTGGTTCACCGTTCGGCGCACTGCCATCACCACTACCATAGCCAGCTAAGTAGCCGAAGTTACGAGGTGAAGCACGACGAATGTACTGGAAGCGTGGGTCAGCATCAGCGCGGAAGTCAATACGATTGTCAACAACTTTACCGTCACCGAAATCAAACTCAACAACAGTCTCATCAACAACTGAAACAAGTGAAGGCGTACTTGTTTCCATGTATACGAAGTCTTCATACACATCAGTAGCACTAGCGGGTCTAGTGTTCAATCTAGTCCAATCACTAGCATAGAAGCCTGTAGTTGAACTAGGGATATCATTCAGAGCACGATAGTAATAAACTGCGGCTCTTCTACTGCCAGGAATAGAGCGACGAACAACATCGCCCTCGCTATAAGCAGTTGAACCTGCCCAGTCAGCATAATCAGCACCGCCACCAGTGCCAGTAACTAACTCTGAAACAGTTTCAATCTTAGTAACAGTAGTACCTTCAGCAAATACACGAGTTCTAGTACCACTAACATCAACAAACGAACGAATTTCAGTACCTTCTTTTAGATTCGAAGTGTATGTCATCAATTTGAATCGTTTTGCGCCCTGCTTGGTAGCAAAAGTAGTCACACTCTGATAGATACCATAGAAATCGTAAGCAATTTCTAACTCTTGACCCGCCGCAATCTCTTCTAACAACTCATTGCTAACAGTAATAGTCTTTTTAGTCTTGTCAATAGCGGTAATGCGAGTGCCATCAGCAAATAATGAAATCAGGGTACCGTTAGCAGTAAGCACACTGCCCTTGATCAATAAGCCAGTGTCTAAGTCGTTGTTCCACTCAAGCAACTTGATGATAGTTGTCTTAGCACGGTTCTGACTAGCAGTGATATAAAAGCGCAAGTATAGGTCACTTGTTGCGTAAGTGTTGTCAGCAGTACCATAAGGACCAGTCTTGAGACTGTCAGTGTAGATAGTAGCAGTTAGGACTTGACTGCCGAATGTGCGACCACTACCAGTGTCACTACGATCAGCACGTAGCGTACCTGTAGCAAACACAACACGATTGCCACTTGCTAACTTACCGGCAGTTTCTCTGCCAACTTTGATGCCGACACTGCTGTTCTTGAAACGCTTGCTGTTGAATAGCGCAACAGTACCGGTGCCCTCTCTGATAGGAAGAGCAGGACCAGCACTACGATTTGTAACAATATCAACAGGAATGTCAGGTGTACCTGAAGTAGTAGACGGCACTAAGTACAACTGACTGTTATCAAAGCCTGTATTCGGCACCATACGAGCCGCTTCTGCTAAGATAGCATCATTGACTTCAAGATTTTTGTTGTATGTGCTGATAATGTCTTTGAGTGAACTAGCAACATCAACACGCCACCACTCTGTGTTAGTAGGTTCGATGCCTACAGGAACAGGTCCCTTTACTGGTGTGTAATTTTTACCGCCATACTGTACAGTATAGCCGACGGGATACGCAATAAGAGGATCCCAGTTGCCCATGTAGTTGTCTTTCTCTACTGGTGCTGTTAGAATGTTAGCAAACTCTTGACTATCTACTAGCGGCTCACACTTGATGCGCCATAAGTGAGGATACCAAGTTTGAGAGAAGCCTTCACTAGCATAGTTAGCGTCTGTAATCTGATAATAACGGCGTAGCGAAACTGGAATCGCCTCATTGAGCGGATGATAGTCGGTCAAGTGCGGTAGTTCAAACACATCACCTACCATTAGCTTACGACCGATCAAATCAATCATATCGTTATAGTGTACAGTGATGAAAATCACATCATTGGTCAAGAATAGACCGAATTGACTCAAATCAAAGTCGAGATTTTGGACATTATAGTGACCGCGCAGACGATAGATGTCTTGCTCATATACGCGGTTGCGGTTTTCCATAAACAGCAAGTCTTGGATAGCAAGAGGATTAGGAGAAGTATTCTGTGGTTGAGTTAGGTCGCTACTTTCGCCGTTATTTTGCGGGCCTAGATACTTGTGGACAAGCAGGTCCGTGCCACCAATTTGAAATTGTTCTTTGACCACACGGTCAATGTACTTGTAATTGTTGCCTTTGGTAGGCGAATAGAGCGATAAACGTGGCATAGTCTAGTATTTATCTATGGATTGATCCAAAAATTGTTGACTTCCTTACAAACCAGTGATACACTACAACTATCGTTTATAAAGAACCTTATGGCAACCAAACCTTCAAAAAATAACAGTTCCGGCACTGATAAGCACATCGCTAAAGAGCTACGTCCTAATCAGGCAGAGACAAAATACACAGGCGAAGAGCCCGTATTCTATATTCAACCCGACGAAGACCTGCGCCGCGGCATCCTAGTCAGGTCGTTCAACTGGTACAGCAGATATTATGGCACAAAACAAGCCAAAGAAATGCTGGTCGACTATGTTCATCAAACAGACAAGACAAAAGCAAAACATTTAGCCCGAGTAGCAGACAGCGAAGTGCTAACAACGTATGCTTGGCT